AACGTTATCAGCGCGTTATCCGGGTGGCATAAGCTCCGATTAGATGCGGCAAAAGACGCGGCGCCTTATGTGCATCCACGATTGGTGGCCATGCATCAAACTGGCGATGACAAGAAAAAATCATTCGTGGAATGGGCAGAAGACCTGACAAAATAATCGACGTAAAGCGTCGGTGTTTGGAGGAATTTCCGTTTTTCAGCGAGCATGCGCTAAAGATCCGGGGGGCAGACGGCAAAACTATCCCATTGATCTTGAACCGAGCGCAGCAATATCTCCACAGTCAGATAGAGCAGCAACGGAAACGAACTGGGCGCGTCAGGGTCATCGGTCTCAAAGGACGACAACAAGGGTTTTCAACGTATGTCCAAGGCCGGTTTTTTTGGCGTATTTTGCCGAGCCGTGGGTTACGTTCGTTTATCCTGACGCATGACCAGGACGCCACAAACAACCTGTTCGAGATCGCCGAGCGGTTTTGCAATGAATCGCCCTTTGCCGTGGAACCGGACCGCAGCAATGCTAAGGAATTGCATTTTACTGATCAGGACAGCGGTTATCGTGTAGGCACCGCCGGCAACAAAGCAGTAGGCCGGTCATTCACACTGCAACTGTTTCATGGATCTGAAGTGGCGTATTGGCCAAACGCCGATGCGCATAAGGCTGGAATTTTACAGGCGGTTCCGGACCTGCCAGGGACTGAGATTATTCTGGAATCGACAGCTAACAGGCTCGGCGGCGTGTTCCACGATATGTGGGTCGCAGCGGTAGCCAAGGAAAACGAATATCTCCCGGTGTTTATCCCGTGGTACTGGCAGGACGAGTACCGCAGACCGGTGTTCGCTGGCTTCAGGCGCACCAAAGTTGAGCAGCAGCTTGCCAAACAATACAGTTTGGACAACGAACAACTGTGTTGGCGCCGGTACAAAATCGGCGAGCTAAAGTCGTCGGGAGGCGGCAACCCGGAAGATTTGTTCAAGCAGGAATATCCCTGTAATCCAGTTGAGGCGTTCCTTTTTTCAGGTCGGGTATTTTTCTCGCCCAGCCATCTGATTGATGCCGCCGATGAGTGTTTCTCGCCCGATTTCAGAGCCGAGATTCAGTACATGGGCGGCATCAACAAGCGCCCGGATGGCAGGTTGTCGGTGTGGGAGCAACCGAAGCGTGGGACGTATTACGTGATCGGCGCGGACGTGGCAGAGGGGCTTGAGCACGGTGATTATTCGTGCGCCGATGTCTTGGCATTGCCTGACGGCCGACAGGTTGCACAGTGGCACGGTCATATCGATCCGGATTTGTTCGGCGAGGCACTGTTCGCCCTGGGGTACTACTACAACAAAGCATTAGTCGGCGTGGAGCGCAACAACCACGGATTGACAACGCTGACCATTCTACGAAACAAGGGCTATCCGTTTCTGTATGCCCAAGAAGACATCGAGCGACGTTCTGAGGGTCATCAAACCAAGCGCCTGGGATGGTTGACAACCCGTAAAAGCAAAATCAAGATCTGCGACCAACTGGCCGCGGAAGTCCGCGACGACGAGCATAGGATTTGTTGCCGCGAGACAATTCAGGAGATGCAGCACTTCATTATCCGAGAGGACGGGAGCATTGGTGCGCCGGGAGTGCTGTACGACGACCGGGTAATGTCACGCGCCATTGCCGGCGAGATGGTGTTGGCCAGTCCCAAGAGCCGAAGGAGACAAATAACCAGTGGGTTTAATTCCAGTTCAATTAGAACAGCCGCCGGAATCGGAAGGCGATGATCTCAATACATCGATCCTGGACAACCTCGGCGCACATCTGCACGGTAAGTATGTGGAGTGGAAGGACGCGCGCAGGGACATTGAGGACGAATGGCTCAAAGATCTGCGTGCCTATAACGGCATTTACGAGGCCAATATTGCCGCCAAGCTGGACATCGAGGAAACCAATGTATTTGTCCATCTGACCCGTCTCAAGGTTCGTACCGCATATGCCAGGTTGGTTGATCTGCTATTTGGTAAAGACAAACACTGGTCAATCGACCCATCACCGGTTCCGTCATTGATAATTGCCCCAGAATGGGATCCTGAAGCAACCGCACAAGCGGCGTCCGAGGCGATGGAGCAGGAGATTGACGATCAACTGTTGGATCTGAAATACGAGGCGCTGGTCAAACAGGCCATGCTGGAAGCTACCATTATCGGTTCCGGCGCGATTAAAGGGGTTACGACCGAAACAAAAATTGAACAAACGTGGCGCCAAGGTCCGGACGGTTGGGGGTTGGGGAAAGTCGAGACCCCGTTTCCTGGGCTCACCGGGCCATCGGTGTTTGACCTGTATCCTGATTCCTATGCCACCGAAGTCGATGAGGCCAGCGGGATTTTTGAGCGTCATATCCTAACGCGCGGGCAATTGTTGAAGCTGGAGGATCATCCTGGGTTTGATGCTGATGCCATAGCTCAAGTGATCCGGGAGTTTCCAACAGGCAATCACATGTTGCTGGATCATGAGACGGAGCGCCGTCGTATTGCCGGTTACAACCTGGAGCTGGGTAAGTCTAATCGATACGAGGTGATGGAATATTGGGGTGCGGTTAGTGGCGACGATCTGGAGTCTGCAGGCTTGGAGATCGAGGACACAACGCGCGAGTACCAGGCTAACGTCTGGATCTGTGGTCCGTACACCATCAAGGCGAGATTAAGCCAGATTAAACCTGAGCGCCTGCCGTACAACATCTTTCCGTTTGAGAAGGTGCCGCATCAGTTATGGGGCGTTGGTGTGGCCAAACAAATGCGAGACTCGCAGACCGTGTTGAACGCCGCCACCAGGCGACTGTTGGGCAACATGGCGATCAGTAGCGGTCCACAGGTAGAGATCAACAAAGATTTGTTGGCACCGGGACAAACGACCGATATGTTACCGTGGAAAAAGTGGTTGCGTGAAGGAGGCGATCCGCAATACCCGTTGCTACGATTCTATCATCCAGTGAATATTGTTGACCCTTTGTATAGAGTAATCGAACTATTCCGAAAATTCGCGGACGAAGAAACGGCGTTGCCCAGTTATACCCACGGTGAGGTTACTCCCGGTATGACCAAAACAGCCAGCGGCCTATCAATGCTGATGGGCGCGGCCAGTATTGTGATGAAGTCCGTGATCAAAAACGTAGACGACTATCTAATCAAGCCCGTGATTGAATCCATGTATAACTGGAACATGACGTGGAATGATAATCCAAGAATCAAGGGCGATATGCAAGTGCGCGCGCGCGGCTCGACGGCGTTAGTCGCCAAAGAAGTCCAGAGCCAACGTACCATTCAGTTCGCCGCAATGACCGCTAATCCTATTGATGTCCAGTTGACGGACCGACGGGAGATTTTGCGGTCGGTTGCCAACAGCATGGAATTAGACTCGGAGAAAATGATACCCGATGAACAAACCAACGGAGCAGCAGGCCCAGGCGATCCTGGGGTTGACTTCCCACCCTCAATGGGCGGCGATGAAGGAATACCTGTTGAGCCGCCTGGAGCGGTGCCGGGGCAATTTGGAGACATACAACGACCCGGATTCGGTTAAGCGCGAGCAGGGGAGAGCGGAAGAACTCCGCGCACTGCTTAATTTGGAGGAAACGGTAAACGAAATTTTGGCGGGCCGGACTCGCAGTTAAGCCCCGGTCTTAACATTAACACGCGGACTCACCACTAAGGCCCATTCGGGCCTTTTTTGTTGGTCCCGCAACGGAGGTCGCAATGGTCAAAACCGCAGAGGAAATGGAGAAAGAAGCCGACGAGCTGTTTAAGGGTTTACAACAACCGGAGACGAAACCAGAGGAACAGGAAGTAAAGGATCCGGAAGTAGAGGAAGAAGTAAAGGAACCCGAGGAAGAACAGCCAGCCGCCGCCGAAGAAGGCGAATCCGGCGAGGATGAGGCACTGACGCTCCAAAATGCGGAGGAACGCATTAAGAATGCGCAGTCACGGATGCACGAAGCAACGCAGGAAGCCGCCGAGCTAAGGCGGCAGACGCAAGACCTTGAGAGTCAAGTCAGTCAGTTAAAGACGGGCGCGCCGGAGAAGCCCGAGGGGTCTCAGACAGAGCCGCCTCGTGATTACGGTTCGCTTGAAACTTTACGGGAAGACTACCCGGAGCTGATTAACCCGCTTATCGGGCACATCAGCAAACTGGAGGACCGTCTGGGCAAGCTGGAAACCAACGTGGAAACCACGGCGCAGACCAGCAAGCTACGGGACGAGGAATCCAGCCACCGGACGCATGAGGACGCCATTCTCAAGGAGCATCCTGACGCATTTGATGTTGCGGCCACCGATGACTTCAAGGGCTGGACCACACGCCAGCCACACGTGGTCCAGATGGCAGTACGCCAAGGCACGTCGGAAGACGTGATCTGGGCGCTGGATCAGTACAAACAAGCAGTTGGTCAAGCGAATACTCTAGCTGAAGCACGCGAGCTATCAACCCCTCGCCTTCCCAAGACTCGCAAACAGCCACTCAAAGGCCAGCCCAAGTTCACCAGAGAGCAGATCGGCAGTATGTCCCCGGAAGAGTATGAGAAGCACGAAAAGGACATTGATCACGCAATGGAGAACGGGCAAATCACTTAACCGGGAAACGCCACTGTCGGGAGACAGCGGCAAGCGTCGCGCACTGCGCGGCGTTCCCATAGCTGGAGATTTTTATTATGCCTACTTTCGTAACACGAACTGGCGCGAATCTTCCTTCCGGCAACTTTGTGCCGGAATTATGGAGCACGAAGATTAACGCCAAGTTTTACGCATCAACCGTCGTGGGTGACATCAGTAATCGCAACTGGGAGGGTTAAAATCTAGCTCTCCATAAACCCCGTGAATTGCTGGAATACCCTTAGAGCCATTCAGACCACAACGTAACTGGTAACGGTAAGCGTGATGGTTTGAAAACTGAATGGATGATGGGCAATCAGCAACCAAGCATTCGGGAAACCGGATGAAGGTTCATCGACTAGAGCACGAAGCCTAACCCCATGAATGGGTAAGGTAGTAAAGCTCCACGAGTGCGGGGCATGTTTAGTAAAGGGGACGGGACGAAGTAGTACATCACGCCAATGGCAACAAGCTTGATAACAGGCTTAAAAACCTTGAAATGATGTCCAAACGTGACCATGCCAAGCTTCACAAAAAACTAAACGTGAAGATATAGTCAGGACTTGCAGGAAACTGCAAGGAGCCGGGGGTAAACACCCTGGACGTAAACATTTTCGGAGATAAAGGGCCGGGGCTCTAAAGTCATGGTCCGCATCCGTCCGACCGTGATTGTCGGCGATTACACTGTCAACTCGACGATCACCTACCAGGACTTGGTGGACGACAAGGTCGAACTGCCGATTGACCAAGCGAAATACTTTGCCGTCAAATGCGACGACGTGGATAAAGCGCAGTCCGATATCAAGATCATGAACGAAGTCAGTATCGATGCCGGGCATCAGACGGCTATCGTTATTGACAAGGACGTGCTTGGCACGGTCTACGCAGACGCCGGCAGCACCCTCACCAGCCAGCAGGTCACCAAGACCAACGTGCTGGACTGGATCGTGGACGCTGGTATCGCGCTGGACGACAACAGTGCACCCCCTGATGGTCGTTGGCTGGTGTTGCCGCCTTGGATTTGGGGCATCATCAAGAAGTCGGATCTCAAGGATGCCAGCCTATCCGGTGACGATACGTCGATCATGCGTAACGGTCGGGTCGGGGTAATCGACAGATTCATGGTTCACCAGTCCGTCAACCTGTCCGGCAGCGCGACATCGGCTGTTCCCGAACAGTGCATCGCAGGCACCAAGCACGCCATCGCGTTTGCTTCTCAAGTCGTCAAAACCGAACCTGTGCGATTGCAGGATACTTTCGGGGACGCGATTCGCGGACTTAACGTCTATGGCCGCAAGGTTGTGTACGGCAACGCGCTGGTATCCATGCCCGCGTACAAATAACCAATAGGCCCCTTCGGGGGCCTTTTTTCTTTATGAGGTAACCAATTATGCCAACTTACGATCTTACCGCCGCCAGCGACAGCCATCCGTCGTATGAACATGCGAGCGGTCCATTTCGCATCGTGACGAAAGTTTTTGATGCGAGCAAACGCAACCTCGTCCAAAACGACATCGTTCAAATGATCGGTGTGGGCATCGGAGATATGGTGTTGAGCTGTCAATCACGGGTGGTAACGGTTGACGACGCCAACACGTTCGATGTCGGAGACGGCGCTACCGTGGATGGGTATGTCGATGGCGATACGGCGGAGGACTTAGGTTATTCGCTTGCCAGTTTAGGTGGGGCGGAGGCCTTTGCAATTCCAAAGATCTACGCCGCTGCCGATACCATTGACCTGAAAACGCTTGGGGCTGCAGCTGTCGATACGTTGAAGGTCGAAGTCACGGCCGTCATCTTGTCGCTGCAACCTCGCGGCTAAACCAATGAACGGGCCACCGTTTAAGGTGGCCCTTTTTTTTGAGGACATTCCTATGCGATATGAACAGCTTGGGGTGACCGAACTCATTACTGGCGGGCCGGGCAAGAGTGAATACGGCCTAGGTGCCAAGAATGGGTCCACGGTCACCGTTAAAGAGGAGGGGGATGGCGTACTGCATAAAACCATCCTCACCCTGGCAGCAACTCCCATCACACTGACAGACGAGGCCGCTGTCGGCCAGTACGGGGGCGTCAAGATTTACGATATGCCAGCCGGGAACTTCGTGTTTCTCGGTGCGGTCATCGATGCAGTTCTCACGCTCGTTGAAGCTGCGTGGCTCGACACAGCCGAGGGCGATGTTGGTTTGGGTACAACGGCCCCGACCGACGGCAATGCGTTGGCCACTACCGAGCAGAACATTATCCCGACCACGGCGGTTGCGGCTTTGGTGGCCCAAGTTGGCCCAATTGACGCAATGAGTAACGGAGCGGTGGGGGGTGCGGTGTTAGGTACAGCGGCCGCGCCAGCGGACATTTATCTCAATGCACGCATTGACGATGACGCCGCTCATGCCACAGGCACCGGCACCATTACGGGAACCGTGACCTTGTTGTGGGGAAAAGTCGGAGACACCTAAGTTTAACCAGCCCGCCTTCGGGCGGGCACTTATTCTGAGGAAACACCATGACCACCGGTTTGCTTACCGTCAAAGAAATCACGCCTGTTATCGACACCGCTATTTATGCGCCCAACGATGTGTTGTTCGTGCCAATCGAGATCAAGGACACTGGGCGCGTTGCGGGCGGCGTTATCGTTCTGAATAACGTTATCATGCTGGACGAGGATTATGAGACGGCGTTTGCTTTTGATCTCATGTTTTTCCGTAGCGCCATTACGCTTGGCGCCTTGAACGCGGCAATCAGTATCAGCGACGCTAATGCTCAAGAAATTGTTGGCATCGTCAAGGTAGCGGCCACGGATGTCATCGACGCCATCAACAGCATGTTGTATTTCCGCAATACTTTGGACGTGCAAATGAAGTTGGCCGCTACTTCACCCAGTTTATGGGTGGCCGGTGTTCTTCGTAGCGGCACGCCGACCTTCGCCGCTGCTACGAATCTCAAACTGAAACTAGGGTTTACGCAGGATTAACCAACGAGGACGCTATGACAGACGAAAATACAGAAAACACCATTGGCAACATCACGCCCAGCGACGCGACAAAGCCGATACAAGAAATGAATAAGGATGATCTGGCGGCACACGCCGGGATGTTTGGCGTTGAGATCGACAAACGCCACAAGCTGGAGGATCTGAGGAAAGAAGTAACCAGGCTAGTGGCTAAGGGTGGGAAGAAGCCAGAAAAGGACGCCTCCGAGGACTTGAATAAAACCAGGTTCGTCAAGAACCCCAAAACCGGTTTCATCTTTCCTGCGACGCTGTTGCTGTTGAAACGTACCGATCTAGTGTGGCTGGACAAACAGAAGAAGGTCATTCCGCGGAAAGAGGAAGCGGAGGTCGCGTAATTGGCCGCACTCACTGACTTTCGCCGTCTGGTGTTGCCTGATGTGGTGGGATGCCCAGTGACGACGGTGGACAACGCTATCCGGGGCGCGCTGCGGGAGTTTTGTACCCGAAGCTGGATTCTGCGTAAGGATCTGACGCCCATCGACACGGTAATCGATCAGGCGGAGTACACGCTGACGCCACCGACTGATAACAGGATTCTTGGTCCGGTGTATGTCGGTTACGAGGATGAAGAAATATTCCCCAGGACCGAGGAGCAGCTGGATCGGCAGAGTCGTTCCTGGCGAAATTCGGCATCCGGTACGCCGTACTGCTACGTTGTGCTGGAGACGAACAAACTGCGCTTGTATCCGCCGCCGGCAAAGGCCGTGACCGGGGGGTTGGATGTGCGCTTGGCTGTGGCACCGACCAATGTTGCACTGACGGTGGACGATTTCTTGTATGACGATTGGGAAGAAGTGATCGCCCAAGGTGCGTTGTATCGCCTGCTGAAAATGGCGAAAAAGGCGTGGAGCGACCAGATAGCGGCTGGGTTTAATTATCAACTTTATCGACAGGGTATGGGGCGAGCGGGAATCGAAGCCGAGCAGGGCCGTGTCCGTGTCAATAACGTTGTTACGCCGGTACCGTTTTTATGAAAGCCTCCGAGATCATCAATCTGGTGGCGGTGAACCTGCAAGACACCGACAACGAGACCTGGACCCGAGCGCAGCTTTTGGACAATTTGAACGATGCGCTGCGCACACTTCCGGGCATCAAGCCGGATGTCAGCTCCACGGTTAAGACGTGGCAATTGACGGCCGACACGGTGAAGCAGTCGCTTCCTACCAATGATCTCAGGTTGCTCGGACACCTGCGAAACATGGGGGCGGACGGTAACACGCCGGGAAATGCCCTTCGTGGTCCGGTGGACCATGACACGAAAGATGCATATGAGCCGGGCTGGCCGGCAGTAATCGGCGTCACCAGTATTGAGGAGTGGCTGTACGACGAGCGCACACCGACGATCTTCTACGTCAGCCCGCGTCCGCATGCGACGACGGCGGTGTATGTCGAGGCCGCCGTGTCAGCGCCGTTGACGTTGATGACGCTGGAAACCGACACGATCCCGGTGCGCGACGAACATATTGCCACCCTCCAAGAGTGGATGAAGTTCAAGGCGTTTGACCGCGATTCCGAGGTAACGCCGAACGCCATACGTGCAGTCAAAGCATTCAAGGCGTTCTTTAACCTGAACCAAGTAAAGATGCAGGTTGATATAAGCATGTCGCCGAATACTCGGGAGATGCTGGAGAGACAAACTGCTTAATATCCCCTTAGGAGGATGAGATGCGGAAAGTGATGTTGCTTTTACTGTTGCTGTTTTCGTTCCCGGTCTATGCCGCGCAGTGGACTGTTAAAGCAGATTGGTCTGCTATTACCGGACCTGATGCAGACGCAGCCATTAACATCCATTGTGACGTGAACGCGCCTGCCACAACCTTGCAGGGTCAGGGTCCACCGGGGAGTACATCACTCACATTTACGGTTTCTGCAAATCAGGGCGATGCGCTAAATTGTTTTGACCAACTTGTAAGGACGGTGGGCGGACAGGACTTTTTCGGAGTACAAGGTGCCGAGGTCGCCAAACCCTTCCCTTTCCTGGCGCCGGGGGCGGCTCCGGCGATGACGATAACGATTACGCCCGCGTCATCGCCGCAGCCCTGATAGCCATCGTCGTCGGTCTCATCGCTTTATGGCAAGCCGGAAAAATCTCTACCGCTGCGCTGGTCTTATTGCTGCTCTTGGCCTTTTTAGTGGCGTATATCTGGCGCAAGCGACGAATTGCGGACAAGGGTTAGCGGCGGAGGATTTGAGTGGAGTTTGTCGGACGAGTCCTGCAACACCAGGGGCGCTTGAGGCGGCCGGTGTAGGCAACACCCCCGGCGCGCCGCCCACCATGACGATAGAGATCAGCATCTGATGATGGAACTGTTCTCAGTGACCAAGGCGGCAAAGATGGTGCCGTGTTCCAGAAACACGTTATATCGTTATCGTGATATGGGGTTGTTGTCCATGGTCCGACGCGGAAAACGTCATTACGTAAAATCGGATTACTTGGCCCGATGGGCTCCGCTCGCGCGCATGTATATTCGACTTAAAATGAGGCGGGGTTTTATTTTGATGAGAGGATTCTCGCCAGTTAAAACCGGAGAACGGCGGATAAAATAAATGGCTGACACATCTGTTGAAGGCAATGTTTCTGGCCGCGAAGATGAAGTAAACAGTGTTCTTGGCCCTTATTGGAGCGATAAAGACACAGCCGTTATTGTATTTGTTGATGCTCAAGACGATGTTTCCTTTGCTCGCACAACGGACGCAGGGGCTACTTGGAACACAATAGAAATCGACGTAGGCAATACTAAGCAAATTGCTTGCTGGTACGATAAAGAAACCCCCGGAGATACGGGCACTCTCGTTCATATACTGTGGTTGGACACCGATGGTACTGATGCAAGATACCGCACGTTAGATGTTAGTGATGGGTCACTTGGTACACAGCGTGTAGTTGATATTAGTATTAGTCCCGCTATTTCCCAGGTTCAAAATAGAGCGGCTATTACCAAAACGGTCGGTGGTAATCTGTTGTGCGCTTTTTCAACCCAGACTGAGATTCAGTGTTACCGTTCAACAGATTCAGGGGTGAATTGGACAGCTCGCGCAGATGTTTATGAAACAGCAACAGAGGAGGATTGGGTTCTTCTTTATCCAGCCGATACTGCCGACAACAACGATGCTGTAGGAATATTTTGGGACCGTAGCGCCAACGAAATTTCCGTCAAGATGTACGATGACTCTGCCGATTCTTGGACTGAGACATCCATATCGGCATCTATGACAGACGACTTTAAATATATCAATATGGATTGGGCGGTTCGGCAGAGTGATAAACACATTGTGGGCGCTGCCCACAACAGCTTCAATACTACCGGAGATGATTTGTTAACTTGGGATCTCACTGTAGATTCTATCGCTTCCCCTACGGTCACGGCCAAGACAAACATTTTCACAAATCAAGATTCCTCTGGTCAGGTTGGAGTCGTTGTTAATCAGCAGAACGATGACGTGTACGTGGCCTATTTAAAGGGCGGCACGTGGGACTCTCTGGTAGATGTGGTCTTTCACAAATCAACGGATGGGATGGTCGTCTGGGGGACTGAACAAGCCTATGGCGAAACCACGGATGATCATCGTCTTGTCCGAGGTGGACGGACCATCAGCAACGCCGGCGGGCGAATACAATGGGTGTTCTACAACGACGACCTGCCCGAGATATTTGTTAATTTAGTCAACGATATTGAAATTGCTGCGTCAGCTGGGCCGCAGACCATTACACCAAGCGGTTTAGCTTCGGTCGAGGCGTTCGGTGCGCATACGCTGTCACCGGGACCGGTCAACGTTAGTCCGTCGG